CCGGGGTTGAGTCGGACGCTAAAACGGGCGGCGTGGCCTTGCGCTGCGCCTGGAGCCAATACTCCACACTATCAGCCATCTCACGTATCAACGCAACCATGCGCCTCTGATACCGCTGCCGGATACCGGCGTTCGGCCAGACGGCGCGGATTGCCTTCACTTTGCTGGCTTGCATGGTTCACTCTTCGGCGGCAAGCCGAGCATGGTGTGTGTCGCTTTGACAATCAGGTGAATGTCCACTACTTCCAGCCGTGTTAACTGTCTTGGTTCCCTCCATAAAATAGGCGGATGACTCATGCGGTCCCCCTTTCAGCTTTTGCTTTAGGCCCAACACTATAACCACCCTTCGATTTCAAGTCCTCATCAGGATATAGAGAAACTATCGCATCAAAACCATCCTCTTTCCCTTCCACTCCAGACGGATGTGAGTGAACGGCGTACCGTGCCCCTCTCTCACGGGCAGCTTGCATTATGGCCGCTTCGTCTTCGTCTCCTCCATTCATCAGCATTTCCATGATATCATCATCGATATTCACCGTCTTGCCTGGTTGGGCCTGATAGTGCATCACTGCGGCTGATTTCTTTGGAGCTTCTCCAAAACGATGAACATTCAAAGCAAACCCGCGAGCTTGGTCGTATTCAGTTGTCAGATAGGCATAAGAACCTTTGCGAAACTTGTTTACCTTACCTGTCCCGTGAAACAGAGTTCCTCCGCTGCTTGGATCGAATCTTCCTTGCAATCCTCCAGGGTTACGAGATTCTCCGACTATAGGCTTGGTTGTTTCTGTCCCGCCCGTCGGAACCCATGCTTCTCCTTCTGTAAACTCTCCTGATTCATCGCGTGGATGGTCTGACTCATTGAATTCAGCGTCATATCCCAAAGCTGAGTCTGTCCCCCTTCCAAGTTGCGCTTGCTCTTCCGCTTCGTCCGGCGGCGCAATCTCCTTTGTGATGTCTATTCCTTGGTAGCCCGACTCTGGATCACGCGCCAGCCGTTCGCGCTCTTCTTGCGCGTCGATCACTCCACGGTCTATCAGGTTCCCGGCCCGGATGCTGTCATTGACGCGGATGGTCGATTCCTGCTCTTCTGTCATTTCGTACAGCGGCACGAACTCAAACGTGATTTCAGGGTCAATCGCTCCATACATCGACATCTGGACGATCTTGAACATCTTGTCGATTGCATCACGCCAGTGCGCCTCTTGCTGGGCATGGATGTAGTCGTACCAGATGCGTACCTCGCCCTCGGCCACGTTGCCGAATCCTGATGGAGTAATGCCAGTCAGAACCGTTGCGGGTTCCCGCGACACGACGCAAAGCTGCTCTAGCGCCTGGGATTGGAGTTCGTGTAGGCCGCCCAAGGGAACGGCGATCTGCTCTAGTTCCTCGCGGTCCTTGTCTAGCGCCATCACGCCCTTGTTACTGCGGGTTGCCGTGAACAGCTTAATACGAGAGAACAGGTTTGAACCATCATCCCCGCCCGTGAGTACCTGGTCCATAGCCGTCTTGAGTACGACGATAGAAAAGTTGTTGATGAGGTCAGAAACGCTCTGCCGCGTCCTCAGCCAATTATTGACGTAAGGCTCCGCAAGTTGCGATAAGCTCATCCCGGAGAAGTTGAACGCGGGCTTGAAGATGTCGGGCACTTCGCGGGTGACGGTCACGATTACCCGCGATGCGTCCCAATGCTCACCCATGACCCACCAGCTATCCGGCCTGTAGAAGTTCGGGCTGGAAGGCGTAAGGGAGTTGTACATCAGCGGCGTTGTCCAGATCGGATCGACGTTCTTGAATCCAATAAGGCTGTCTTTCTTGACTGTGCGCGAGTCGATGATGAGCGGCGTCTTTAGGTCTGCCCCTTTGATATTGATGAGAATCTGGCCTGTCCCGTAAAACGCATCATGCTCCGCCGCCTTGCGGATGATGCCCTGAATTCCAAGTGCAGTGAACGCCTGCTCAATCTCCGTGATCTTCGTCTTGGTCGATTCATCTTCAGTGTCCGTGCTATTGAATTTAATCCACTTGCGCGTCAGTTCCGTGGCCAGCGCCGTTGCCATGTTGCGGTACTCCGAGCGCAAAGCCAAGAGCATCAGGTACGGATAGCCGGGGAAGCCTTCGATATTGCTGTAGGCATAGAGTTGTGAGCCGAACTGAGGCCCAGCGTCCATTGCCAGACGCGCACACTCGTAACCCGGCTCTGAGTCCATGGCCACCTGGGGAGTGACCCCATGCGGCGCTACTCCCTTCGGTATCACAGGGATGCGGATAGGGTAGTGGACGCGCTCGACTGGCTCCTCAAGAGCTAACCGAATCGCAGACGGGCTGATTCTCTGCGTTGCAAGTTCGTTACTCTTACGTTTCCTTTCGCGGTAACGGCGGACACGATCACGGCTGCTTGACGGCTGCTCGGTAGGCTTTTCGTTTTCCATTAAAGGCTCACTCCGAAACGATTATGCACTAATTCTCTCATTTCGTCACGCAGGTAGTATCCCTCAGCGAAGAAATCTCCTAAGCGTGTCCAACCGTTACGGAAGTCAAACGGACGTGACCCGCGCCAGCATGGGAAGCTGCTCCGCACACCGTCACGTAAGGCAATCTGGCTCTTGGAATACATCACTGGCATAGGCTCGGCCAGCATTTCCTCTTCTGTGCGTCGATACCTCATTGCGCCCTCATTGCGCCCTCATTGCGCCCTCATTGCCGCATCTAGCGCGGCTTGGTTGATATTGAGCGATGACGTTACAGGCGACGCAAACGCCATAACAAACGCATCTGCCAGGTTAGGCGACGGGACACTCCCACCGATCCGCGTAGACTTTGCTAAATCTTCCTTACTCTCCACCTTCACCCTCCCGTTACGGTCAAAATCCCGCTTTGGTGTTGATAGTTCCGTTTTCAGTTTCTCCAGATGCGGCATATCGCTCGAAATGCTGATTAGGTCATCGTCTCTATACTTCTCCCCATGGTGGATTGCGTTGTAGGTATTGCGGAAACGGTCTGCAATTCCCCACCACGTCTGAGCCTTGAGGTTGCAGAAATAGTCCTTGTTCTTGATCCTGTCCTGCCTATCGCTCACATAATACTCTTCAGGGCGCTCTACTGCGCTTCCTGCATTGAACTTGGCATACCTCACCCGCAAATGCTTATCGCGCACTTGGTTGAGTTCGTCGAACTTCGCACCCGCCGACGCTCCCACTCCGATGCTGTCATACCGGATGTCCGCCTTCCGCTGGCCAGCCGCCAGGAACGTGCGAGTGCATGACTTGAGCAGTTCATCCTCACGCGCCCGCCATTCGTCAGACCATAGGGCCACGCTGCCGTGAGAGTAGACGTTTGCGCAAGCATCCTCCCCATCATCGGCAACGTCAAAGCCGACAGTGTGCTTACCTGTAGCCTCAAAGCCTAGCTTTAGATGCGCATCAATGGATGCTTCAATCCAACTGCGCTTGATGACTGTGCCCTCTGTGTCCTCACGCGGCTCCCCAAGATAGATGTGCCGGTAATCCTCCTCTGACTCCGAGCGCGTCCGCTCGATTACCTCAAGCATCGTATGCGACAAAAACGGGTTCTCGTCATAATTGATCTTGCGCAGAATGTAGCGCGTCGGAGGATTGACCACGAATCTCTGATAGGCGAAGTCACTGGCGAACATCGGATTAAAGATGAGCCATATTTGCGACCCCTCTTTACGGATAGTCGGCTCCAATACTTCCCACTGCTCTTTCGTGAGAAAATGCGCCTCCTCAATCCAGAGAACATCTACATCCTCAAGCGATCTGATTTCCTGTAGATTGCGGGCCAGCCCATAGAATATAAATTCACTGCCTGTAGTTTTATGAACGATTGACCGATCTGTAATATCGAACTCTGCCGCCAGCCCAAACCGTTCTATTTGCAGCTTGAGAACCGTGTATACCGACTCCGCTATTTTGTTCTGGAATTGACGCGCACAGCAGAAACGGACTTTGAGAGTCGAGGCCAGGAAGATGGCAAACCCAGCAGCGTCCCAAGACTTCGAACTTGACCGGCCCCCGTAGAGTACCCGGCCACGCGCTGGAGTCTCCCAGAAATCACGCAGTGCCGGATTGAGTGTCGGTTCTGTGGTTACCATTTGATATACCTTACCTCAAAATGGTAGTAAACATCCGAGGCCGCTTTCTCCGACACCCTTCCTTTTATTTTCTATCACTTAGCTGTTTACTACTTGCCGCCAAATCAGCGTAGAAATCATTCAGCGAACGCACGACGATTGGCCCCTCATCCGGCCCGGAGATAGGCTGCGTGATCTTGCCCTCTACCCTATCTGCAACCTCTGCCGCAGCGTTTACCTTACCCTTCACCGCCTCTTTAAGTAACGCCATAGCCACCACTTCGGCGTATGTCGATGCTTCACTTATGCGGAGTTGCCGCGCCATTTCTGGAGGTACTGTCTGTCCGAGCAACGCAGAATAGGCATCTGATAATGGCTTGCGCTTTGGCCTGCCAGATGGGTTCCCACTCTGACCCGGCATAAATCCCTTGCCGGTGATGCCTCCAAGCTGACGGGGCGGGGCTGTTGAATCTTCGTTGTTTGCAACGTCCTGTTCGCTATCCGGCACTCAGCACCGCCTTCTTGCCTGTCGCCTGCTCGTATCTGGCTACAATTACATCACAGTATTTTGGGTCTAGCTCCATTAAGTATGCTCTGCGGCCTGTTTTCTCGCAAGCTATTAGGGTTGAGCCGGAGCCGCCGAAGAGGTCGAGGACTGCCGTGCCTGTCTGCGTGCTGTTGCCGAGGCAATGCTCGATTAGCGCAACAGGCTTCATGGTCGGATGCTCTTCGCTGCGAGATGGTTTTGGAAAGGATAGGATGCTCTTCTGGCTATTATCGCCATACCAACCCTTGCCGCCTCTCCCGTAACGCCCCGCCGCCGATTGCGTGTATCCGAAGTAAATCGGCTCATGGCTGTAGTGATAGTCGGAGTGGCCCATCACAATGGTTCCTTTATCCCACACGAGTGTCTGGTGCAGTCTCCAGCCTGTCGCTAGAAACGCCTCGCCAAACGTAACGCTGAGCGCACCCGCCGGGTGCGCCACGTATATCGCTGCGCCGCCTTCCAGGGCAACCGTGGCGCAAGCAAAGGCCTCGTGGAGCATCTCTACCAACCCAGCAGAGGTGTCATTCTCGATCTTCAGT